GTGGAAATTGATACGCCAAATTAAAGGAAGGTAGCACGGAAGAAAGCGAGGAACACAACATGGGATTATTTAGCAACCTATTTTCAAAAAAGAACACGGCAGCAGCACAACCGCAGCCCGTACAGATGCCGGAAGAAAAAAAGCCAAGATATATTGTAAAAAGTCAACGCTTTATCCTGGATAACGTAAAAGACCACATGGAAGATATTATGGACCTTGTGGAGAAAAACGAGGATTACAAGTTAAAAAAGAAAGACCTCATAGAAGAAAATA